CCAGGAGGCGGGGCGCCGTCCTGCTGGCTTTGCATCAGAGCCATAATATCCTGGTCTGCCATGTTGATTACCTCGATTTACACATACTTGCTGTAGAATGAGGACAAATGTCAAGGGAGGGGTATTTTTTAGTTCCGCCCACTCCTCAGAACGCTCTTTGGTCGGAATACGGGGCTAACCCGTATATTAGTTACCGACGAGCCTTACGACCCTTGCGACGCATGTGCGCCTCCAAGAGTAGAGTGGTGGACGGTGAAGCAACGAGCGCCCGCTATTGCGGGACCTCATTAGCGCTTGGACTTACGACCCTTGCGACGCATTCGCGCCTCCTACTGTTTGTGTGACCGTCCCCAAAACTGGTTACTTCCGGCGGCTGCGACGAGACCGCTTTACAGATTTGTACATTACGCTCTCCTCATAGGTCTGTCTGGGCGCGTCGTAGGACGGCCCGCCAGATTTCTAACATTAGAGACGCGGTATTGCATAGTGGCGGGCTTTTCAGCCATCGAGACATCGCGGCCAGTAGCGCGCGGCTGATCTCCAACGGTAACTTGACCTTGACTAGCCATCAGCCTTTTTTCCCTTTTGAGGCGGCGCGGGCGGCTGAGAGGCTTTCATTTCTTCAGCCTTCTTCAGCTTTTCCTTAAGCATCTGCTTCATTGGTGGATCGAGCATATCAATCAAAGACTCCTTGTCAATAGCCTGAGCCTTAAACAGATTGAACGCAAGAGAACGCAAATCTTCCATGAAGATTGGGCTATTCGAATGAGCGTCTACCTTGACGACGTATTGCCGAGTAAATTGCTCGGCAATAAATTTTTTTCCTTCAACGTCTTTGAAGTGCGTCGCGTCGTAAGCTTGCATCAACTTAAGATACAAAGTTGCCAGCTTCTCCAAAGAGTTTTCAACGATGAGGGCGCGTTTTTTGGCGCGAGACGATCCAAGTCGGGCAAGCTGAGAAGCGTGACCGGCGGAACGAACGCCTTGCTCGCCGCGTCCTGACAGAACTTCAGAAATGCCGGACGCTTCGGCAAACATGGCGTCGATTTCTCGGAGTTGCTCGTACAAGCTTTCAGGAAGATTGGGGGCCAACCGTTCGATCTTTGTGTTCGGCATATCGGTTGCCAGCAAGCCGCCCGCACGGTTAAGCGCAAAATTCTTTTCGTCCAAAATGCCGGTAAAGCCCGTAAGGGCAGTCGGCGGGTTCACTTGTTTGGACAGAAGGTCAAGGATTTCATTCATGCGCTTGTTGCGCATTTCCTGAAGGAACATCAGGCGCGAAACTTCTGATTGGCCCCAATAGTAATCGGGCATAGGGTTTGGCGCGACCTGGATAAAGGGGCTTTCCCCTTTCAAAAACATCTTTTCGTTTTCACGGTCGTAAATGATCACGTCTGGATCAGCGCGAGTGACAACTTGATAATCGTGCGTTTCGTCGTTCCAAACGTACAGCTCCGTCATCTCAACGGTTTCTTCTTCAACCTCTGGCTTCATACGGTTTTGACCGTACAAATTGAGATTGACGTTGCCATACATGGTTGGATCACTCTGGCTTAGAATGATGCGATCAACTCCGTTGGGAGAATAGGATTGAACATTTGCAGAAGTGGTGACGCGCTTCACAATGCTATCGCGTTTAGGATGCGCGTAAAGCCGAGCATATAGATCGGATTTAGTTATGTAGTAGGTTTGGATAAAAGCTTCCTGCCGATCAAGGTAAGGAGTGTCTTCTCTTAAAACACCAAAATTGCTTGGATCAATAAAATAAGGATGAATGGCTCCGTTGGAGATAACGAGCTTGATAAAGGCAGAATTGTAAACCATCGCCCAAGTTAGCGCGGTGTTGAATACCTGATCAGCGTTTGAATTGTTCCACTCGTCATTCAGGGCTTGTTCCAAACGGGGAATGTAGCGGTATTGGTCTTCGTGGGCCGACGCGCCAAGGTTGATCGAGAACCGCGTGGTGTCCGCCGAGTACAAAAAGCTGACAAGCTGATCTATGTGCGAAAAAATCTTGTTGTATTGCGCGGGGCTCTCTTCTGGCGCGGAGCCAAAGAGGTAATAGGATTTCAAAGAACTGTAATCTGCCCGGCGGCTCTCGCGAGACACCAGGCATTTGCGAATTAGGTCTTGGTAGAAGAACTCGCGCTCTTCGGCATCCTTTGGACTGATCATTTGTCAAGCTTCAGGTTGTCGTGGTCAGCAGTGAAGCTGGCCGCCATTGGTCCGCGAGTGATATTAGCATCCTTGGGCGAAAAGCCAACCTGCTCTCCAGCAACAGGCTTGATCATGCCGTTGAGCATTCCAGACATGTTGTATTTTCCAGCATCTCCCCAGATTACGCCGCTTCCCGGCGCTTGTTCTGGCGGCTGTTGAGGCACAGGGGCATTGTTGCGAGTTAAATACCCATCTTGAGCTTCACCTTCTTTGACAGACTTGATATTTGTCATGTTGAAGTCTTTTGCCAGTTGTTTCAAATTGGTATCGTTGCGTTTGGAACGCCCGCCAATCACCGAATCCCTCATTGTGGGAGCTCGAAGAATAACTTGGGCTACATCCTCGCAGCCTTCATGGCATACGGGTTCCCACGCTGTGAAGTATCCGTGCCGAGGGCACTTGTAGTCTCGCATAACAGCCATAACGTCCCCTTACTTGTTGAACTGCTCGCTGAAGCCGGGCTTAGAGTAATCCGACTTGTTCTTGATCCCAACTTTGAGGGCAATCTTTCCCCCATCATTTGTCAGGCTCATGCTTTTGGATAATCTAGGCCGTGGCTCCTGCCGATAGATCAACCTACGTTTGTTTCCCTTATCATAGACCATCACGACATCGCCACGGGTCATACGCTCTAGCGCCCGGCTCACCGAAATCTGTGTGTGTTCGCTCATGTCTACGTCTTTGATTTGAAACACGCGCTTCAGCAGAGTTGGGCTTAAGCCTGACAGCTCCGCAAACATTGCAATGCTCAATGTCTTGTCGGTGTCTTTCCAAAACCGTTCCATCTGGCGGTAGATTTCCGCCTTGGTCATAATTTTCATCATTGCCCATACATCCCCAACTTTTTCAAATAGGTGGACACATTTCTTCCGACCGACAATTCTTCCGGCGTTATACATTCTTGAGCGTGCGAGACTTGGCGCGTCAAGCGCTCCATCAGCATCCGAGGCTGAAGCTGCTCTGCGTAAGCGGCGCAAGCCAACGCCATAGCAATCACGCGATCATCTTTGCCGCGACCGGGCGCGTGGATGGACCCATTTTCGCGGACAATGCCTTTCATTTCTTCAAGGGTGTCCATTGAAACAACGTTCATCATCTGCCGCTCGAAGTAGTCTTTGGTGTAATTCATCATGCGTTCTTTAGAACCTTGCGTGGTCAGCCAGCCGATAGAGTTGGAGATGCCGCTGAGCGTGTCGTTCTTGCGCCAGATGTAGTTGGTCATTGAGCTTAGAACGGACATTAGACCTTTGCCGGTTTCTCCGCCAAGAGAGACGGCTTGCCGCTTCAGGTTTCTGAGCTCGTTGATAACTGCTTGGCCGGGGCCGTTAACTTCCAAATTAAGAGTAGAGTTTTTATACGCTCCAGCAAGGTGAGCGATGACCCATGCAAATTGATAGGTGTTGAGTTCGCTGGTTGCAAATTCGGCAACTTGATCGAGACCGTCAGCGTAACATCTAAACACCTGGATGCAGAAGCGATCTGCCCAGTCCGAGCTGCCATAAGCAGGGTCAGCTCCGATAACGTAATATGCGGTATCAATGGGCTCTTCCCATATTTTAAGTGTGGCAAGTCTGTCAGAAGACTTGAGGACTTCGGTGTCTTGGAAGTTAGATCCAAAAGAGTAACGGTAGGCGTCGAACTTCTTGTTTTTGGCAACACGGGCGGCCTCCGAGCATCTGGAGTTTGAAAAGAAAGACGTGCCGGTCATTACGAAGGCATAGTCTTCCGTGGGCGGAAATTCTTGATACATCAACGCATCATCTTTGATGCCTTCGTGCAGCTTCCATCTCCACCAAGCAATCTGCCGCGAGTTTATCTCAAAGCCGTAGAGCTTCTTGATGTCGCGGTTCCATTCCTTCTCTTCCCCGGTCAGCCGACCGTCCCAATAAGTCTTGTAGACAGACGACGCCGGGTCCGCAGCGTAAAGCTCATTACGCCACCAGCCACAGAAGATGGCTTTCTGCGTTTTGGCTTTCTTGGCGGTCACATACATATCATGAAACATGTTGAAGCCGCGCGCCGTGCTTTCAAACATGTAGAGCCGGTTGGGGTTGGTCTCCGCAAGAGACGCCAACAGGGACGCCAAGCCTTCCTCGTCGCCCCAGGAGCTTGTCTCTGTGCCGTGCAAGAAGGTGATAGCCTTGCCTCGCCCAAGGCTGCCCTTGGCCCTTAAACCGGCTACCTGATAGAACAAGCGAGACCGATTGCGAAGAGACAGGGCATTTCGATTGTGTGTGATCTGAGGGATTTTGTATTCACGCGGCAACCCGTCCATGTACATCGACAAGGTTGTGCGAAACATGTCGCGGTTTTCTTCAGTGTCGGTTGTTAGCGTAGCCTGAAGACCTGGATGAGTGAATGTCCAATACAGATCAAGAGCCAGACTAATAGTAGTGATACCGAGCTGGCGGCCCTTAAGAATGACATAAAAGTGGCAATCATCCTCCAGCCCCTTAGCAATCTCATTCATCACATAGGTCTGCGTGCCTAAGAGCTTGTCCATCTTTCGAAGGCCGTGCTCCTTGGTCTCAATCTTAAGCTGAGAACAGAACTGATAGAACTTTTGCAAGTTGAAAGTCATCGTCTGTCCTGATTGGTTGCGGGGGCAGGACTTGAACCTGCGACCTTCTGGGTATGAACCAAACGAGCTACCGAGCTGCTCTACCCCGCGTCAATACCTTACTAGCCCCATGATGGGCGTCAAGCTGGTTGAAGACAAGAGCCACCGCTTAAGCTTCTTCATTCTATCCTCCAAACCCTAAAGCCGCCGGCCAGCACCCGCGTGGCAAACCTTCGGCCAAACGTTTTGCCGTAGCGACTGATAAGGCTTCTTGCAGAGTTCAAGAACAACCCTTCCCTCGCTTCCACAAAGAAGCTGTCGCCAATATCCATTTCCCCAAGAGGAAACCGATACTTCGACACCTTGCTCGTGCTGGGAAACGGTACGCCCCTCTCAACTTCCATGTCAATCTCCAATCAATATTTACACAATAATATCGTACAATGTTTAAATCACCAAATATTTTTTGGGGAGGACGCGATGTGGGGTGCACGTTTTAAAAGGCCGATGGACCCATACACTTGCCATTTTACGTCAATTCCATGTGAATTAAGTCATAACCAGTTCGAGAATGTGGAATGTCTTATATATCGTCGTTTACGTGGTGATTAACATGCAACACACGTCCTGCCCATGTCCAATGTCCCTATTACACGTGTAACATATGTGAATTAATACAATTTACAGAGCGCGGATGGTGGTAATTCCACAACTCATTGCCTAGCTCTTGATGAACTACAAGTCTATTATGTAGTATCATATATACCACACAGCTTATATGTATATAATATATATAGGGGAGCTCAATTGTTGCTACGTTTAAGTTCATACTGTTAAGACTCATTTTGGGTCATCTACATTATATTGGGTTACGATTTAGCTTGACCATAAATGATAGATGCTCTAGTGTCGTGAGTGTCAGAGATGACATGGACACACAGAGGGACATCGACATGACTGCACTACCTTATAACATCGACAAGTCAGCGTTTCATCGTGGCGAATACGTCGGCTACGCTGCTGGCTATGTGTTTCGCATTGTGCGGACAAATTCATCATTCGGTAAATGGGAAGCACGTTTAGCACGTTTCAATCCTGTTAACGTCCGCCTTTCTAACCGTATCTTCTACGCATTCACACTTGAGGAAATGGGCGAAAAGCTTGACGCATTCGCTCGTGAAACCTTCGCAAGCGCAATCGTAGAGGTGGCATAATGCAAACTCTAATCACTGCAATCCTGACACTGGTGTCATTCGCTACAGTCGGCGCACTTGTCGCCATGCTGTTTCTCT